AATTGAGGCATTGGCTATATTTGTAATGAAATCAGCAGGAGTAGATGTTAAAAATGAGCAGAAAAAAGTTACATACAAGTTTAATGGAGACTCAATTGAGGGTAGACAAGATGTTGAGATCGATGAAAAAATATGGGATATTAAGAGTGCGTCACCTTATTCCTTTGAAAAAAAGTTTGGTGAGGCAGGAGGTTTTACTGAAGTTGTCAAAGAAGATTCCTTTGGTTATGCGTCACAGGGATTTTTATATGGAGAAAGTCAAAAGAAAAACTTTGGTGGCTGGATAGCTATCAATAAATCAACAGGTGAATGGACTGTTTGTGAGACTCCACAACAACACAGTGAATACAAAAAGAAAGCATTGGATGCAGCTAAAGATAATGTTAAAGCGATTAAAGAAGGTAAACCTTTTAAAAGATGTTTTGATGATATAGCAGAAACATTTAGAAGTAAACCTACTGGTAATAGAGTTTTGGGCTTTGTGTGTTCTTATTGCCCATACAAACTTCCTTGTTGGGGAAGCGATAAATTGCAGTTGTTACCACAACAGCAATCGAAAGGTAAAAATCCTAAATGGGTTTGGTACACTTCTGTTACAAATCCTAGGGAGGAAACCGTAGAGTTTAGTGGTGGATAGTTTGAGGGGTCTATTCACCATTGACTCTTTTAATATTTATAATATGCATTTGTATTTTGTAGTATTTAAAAATAAGAAAGATGAAGACTATAAATTATTTAGTAATAATCTGTTTGATGATGAAAGTAAAGCAGAGCACTTTGGTAAGTCTAGTATGAAGAGAGGATTTGAACACAAAGTATTAGAATACAATAGTGAAAACCATGATAGGTATTGGAATGAAAAAGAAAGAAAAGATTAGTGCAATAAATTCAGTCAAGGTTATAGTTAGCCCTTGGCAAAAAGGTTTTACATGTGGTATTATTATGGATAGTAAATCTAAAATGTCCACAGAGCAATACGAATTATGTTCTACTATAGCTAGAGGCATGATAAAAATGGCAACTACCGACCCTCATTCAACGTTTCTATGGGGCCTTCGTGGTTTTGCTGAAGATAAAAAGAAAAACGATACTATGTCTATCAGTTCTGTTGCAGAATTTGATGACGAATCTAATGTTATTGATTTTCTTGAATACTTAAAAATGAAACGAGACAAGGAGTTAAACTAATGGCAACGCACTTAGTGATAGGTGACCCTCATTGCACACCTAAAGCAAGCAATGATAGATTTCTGTGGGCAGGTAGACTAGCTGCAGATTTTAAAGTTACACATGTAATATGTATGGGTGATTTTTGTAGTATGGATTCTCTATCCAGTTATGATAGAGCAAAGAAATCATTTGAAGGCAGACGATATCAAAGAGATATGCAGCATTCACATGAAGCATTAGCTTTATTTAATAAAGGTTTAGGTAAGCATAAACCTAGGAAGATAATGCTACATGGTAATCATGAAGATAGAATAGATAGATTCGTGGATGAAAACCCAGAGTTAGATGGCACATTAAAAATATCTGACTTGCAATTTAAAAAATATGGTTGGCAAGAGATACCCTATAAACAAATGAAAGTTGTAGATGGTATTCATTATGCACATCACTTTCCTTCTGGTATTATGGGATCAGCTATATCTGGAGAAAATATTGGTAGAAGTCTCTTGACAAAACACAAAGTTTCTGCTACAGTAGGTCATAGTCATTTGTTAGATTATGCTATATCTACATTACCAAATGGTAAAAAGCTACATGGATTATCTGCAGGATGTTATCTATCTCATGATGAACACTTTGCAAGAGATACACAGCATATGTGGTGGAGTGGTTTGATTGTTAAAAGAGAAGTTAAAGATGGTAATTATAATATAGAAACAATTGATATTAAAACTATTAGGAGAGAATATGGAAGAAGATAAATCTGTACCTATGTGGAAACGAACATATAAGTACGAAAAAGATCATAGTCATGATGTATCTTATGAGAATGAAATAAAAAATGATAATGTAAATGCACCTGCACACTACTTACATGGTAAAAAAGAAACTATAGATGTTATTACAGATTGCATGACTAATGATGAGTTTCATGGATACCTAAAAGGTAATATCTTGAAGTATGTTTCTAGATATAAATTTAAAGGTGAGCCTTTAGAAGATTTACAAAAGGCACATTGGTATTTAAATAGATTAATAAAGGAGGTCAGCAATGGGACAAGTTAAACAGGCGATAATAGAAGTAGAAGATTTTGTTGCAGGTTGTTTGAGACAAGGCAGAACTTTGAATCAAACTATTAGAGATGCAAGAGAGTCTAATGCTGCAAAGTCTAATCCTTATCTTGATGATGAGGAATTAGTAGAAAATAAATACTATCAATTTAAAGGGAGGGAATAATGAGAGATGCGTTTATGGATGCACTTAGAAAAAGATACGAAGCAGATATAAGTGTGGCTAAAGTTACTATTGAAATATATCTAAATAAATCTGTAGGTATAGGTGAGCACCCACAGTTTGTACATGAGATAGATAAACAGTTAGAAGCTATAGCATCTGCAGAAGATAAATTAAGTATGATTGAAAAACATTATCCAAACGATGATGATATACCATTTTAATAGGAGGACAGATGGACAAACAACCACAACCAAGACAGTATCTTATTAATTCTGAACAATTAAAAGATATTATGAAATACCTAATGACTAGACCATACGCTGAAGTTGTAACTATTATGAATAGTTTAGCTTCACTTGTACCTTTTGAGCATAAAGCTGGGGAGAAAGATAATGGAAAAAAATAATTTAGATAAGTATACTGGTATATTATTTGAATTAAAGATTGGTCTAAACAAAGACAATGCTATTGTGATTGATTATGGTGGTAAACCTGTAGGTAAAGTTAGAGAAGCATTAAAAGGTTATCCTTATCATGGTAATCTATGTGCCGCTGTAATTAATCATGCTAATGCTGTTGGGAGAAAACTACAAGATGATATTAAACAACTCATACAAAAAGTTTAAGAATTTGGTTGACCAAAAAAAAAGGCACCCAGAGTAAATACTCTAGATGCCTTGTTGTTGCCTGTGAATGGGGAGTCTATATGGCTCCCCTTTTTTATTGTAGGTAATCCATTTGTTGGAACAAAGGTTTCTTCTTTGGTACCAACATATTTTCTGTTTCTATTAATGGTTTAATTCTATCTTGATAAACATTTGAAAGTAAGTTTACATAATTAGGATTCTCTGCATATGGACTCATACCTTTAAACATTTCTTCTACTTTATTTGATGAATCTCTTACAGGTTTGTAAAGATCACTTGTAGTTATTAACTGTAAAAATCCCCTAATACTTTCTTTACTATCTGCAAACTTTCTTAAATTAGCACCACCTGTAGTGGTTAAGAATCCTTTAGGATTATCTTTCATATAATTAGAGTTAGCATGCATACCAAAAAAATTATTAGCAGCTTTTGCAGTCGGTGCATCTTTAAATTGAAAGTTGCCTGTTTCTGTAGCAGCTATAGTGGCTACAAAAGATATAGGTATTTTTCTTTCAATAGAATCTTCTGGGTACTCATTACGCACCTCTTTAATTAGATTCATAAACTCTTTTGTTTTTCCTATATCAGCCATAGCTATACCTATAAATAAAAATAGACTAACAATTCCAAGCCCTAAGCGATTTATTAATTCTAGAATTTGGATCATTAGCAGTTTTTGCAGATGTTAGTTTTTTCTTCATCCCCTTCATCCTCGCACAGAAGCTAGCACGTCTTTTATTACCAACTTTTTTACTAGGTCTTTTTAAATTAGCACCAGTCTTTCTTTTAAAATACTTACGACCTGCCTCATTTAATCCACCTGAAGGGTTTTGGTATTTTTTTGCTACCATTATTTTTTCCTTACTGTCATAGCTGCTCTTCTAAAATTAGCAGCAGTAGGTGCACCTTTAGCACCTTTCTTTTTCATTTTACCACCACGCTTTCTTTTAGCATGGATGTTAGCATATAAACCTTTACCTGGCATTATGCTCTACCTTTTTTCTTTTTATTTCTTAACATAGAAAAGTCTCTCTTAGTAAGTTTACCATCTTTATCCATGTCTAATTTTTTTCTGTTACCCATTACTTTTTTTTTAGGTTTCATTTTTTTTATTCCGTACATTATTTGTATCTCCTATATTTAGCTGTTTTTTTTGCAATCCCTTTCGGTTGTTTCACAAACTGTTTTCCCTTCTTTGTTCCTTGGCGTTTTGCTTTTGTCGTTGCCGCATACTCCGCAGATGATAGACTCTTGATAGCTTTCTCTGGTAAATATCTTTCCCCAGTCTCCGAAGATTTCTTGCCAGACTTCGTTCTCCATTTTTGTTTTCCCCATGCTTTTAAACTCCTTTGACTTTTAGCGAGTGCCATTATGTTTTTCTCCCTTTTCTTATAGCTTCTTTACCTTTTTTAAATATAGATGCTACCTGCGTTTTACCCATAACTTTTGCTCTCTGCTCTCCAACAGTTAATATTTGGATTTTTCTTGCAAATGGTTTAGATATCTTCTTAACTTTTGCAACAGTCTTACGAGCATCAGCAGGAGTCGCAAACTTAATACCAACAGTATCTTTAGGATTCTCATCTGTATAGAGTCTCCTATCAGATCCTTTTGGCTTTTTGCCTGTCCCTACTTTAGGATCTCTTTTTCTTTTTGCCATTACCTTTTAAAGCACTTGCTAACATTTTATGTTGACCAGTATGTGCTTTTACAGCACCCTTTAAACCTTTCATAACTTTTTTTATTTTTGCTCTTGCTTTTTTCATTTTTTGTATTTACCTCTCCAATAGCTTTGTCTTTGTAGTAATCTTATTTGATATTCTATGTTAGTTATACCTAAAATTTTTTTAATAAAACTTATCATTATTTATAACCACCGCCTGCTTTTTTGTACCTAGATGCTAAAAGCTGTGCTTTTCTTGCTGACCATTGTCCAGGTTTTCCACCTTTAGATCCAGCCATTATAGAATTAAACATTCTTTTTCTCATACCAGGTTTAGTATAATTACCTGCTTTATTTACTGTGCTCTTCTTCTTTGCCATCATTTATCTCCTTGTATTCATAATCATAGCTTCCTTCCTGTACTTCATCTGTAATCCATTTAGAAGTATCTTCTACAGACCAGATTCTAGTATTAACTAATCTATGGATAAGAGGTTTGCTAGGGTCAGCTGCCATAGAAGGATCAAAGATCCTTAGTCTATTGTTGGGTTGAATTGCGTAGTTACCATCGTCTAATTCTATTACATGTCCACATTTATGTTGGTCTGGTTTTTCTGCATAACCAAAATCTAATTCATTATAGTCACCAGCACACCAGTCAATTGTAAATAAATATGTACCTTCTCTTTGTTTTTTTCTTCTAGATGTATAAATCATTTTACAACCATCTAATTGATAAAACTTAGTTACACTTACATTATAACTAAAAGAATCCCATAACATTAATTCATTTAATGGTAGTTCTTTTACTCCAGGTTTTTTACAGAAAGCTGATATAGGTGCTCTCCACCATATACCACCATCTGTCATCATGTAATGAAACAGAGGTACTTGTTTAGGTATAGACGTAAATCCAAATACCACACATTCAAAGTATTTATCGTGTGAATCTTTTTGATCCCTAAGAAAGTTACCACGAACATAACATTCTATTGGTGGGATATTAGCGTTAAGATACATTAGTTAGCAAGTGGGTTAGAAGATTTAACTTTAATTTCTTCTATCTGTACTTTCAATAACTCTATTTCTTTTTCAACTATTTTTATAGCTGAATTATCATGTGTATGATCAAAGTCATGGCTATGAGAAGTATCTGCATTTTCTAATGCTGCAACTTTTTCTTCTAATACAGCTATTGGTGCTGACCAATCCGTACCACCTGCACCTTCTAGTGCATCTAGTTTTGTAGTTATCTCACCATACTTTACAAATCCACCACCTATTGCGGCAATGACTCCAAGTAATGCTGCTACGCCTGCTAATTGACTTTTTATTTTATCCATTTTTTAATTGCTCCAGTTCTATTAGTATTTGTTGTTTCTTAAAATTTATTTGATTTAATTTTTCATTTACAATAGCTATAGGATCTGTAGATATATAGCTACTTAGAGTTGTATTTTCATATACTTGTCTAAGATCTTGTATTTGTAATTGATCTAAATAAATATCTTCACTTTTATAGAAGGGTACGTTGTATAAATCTAAAGATGCTTGATCGCTAGCCATAGCATCTAATTTAATTATATTTTTTATTTGTAAATTTTTTGATATATCTTTAATGTCTTTGTCAACTTTGTCCATAATTTTTACAAGGTTATTTTTGATTGCTTCTTTCGATTGTATATTTTTCTGCTTTGTATTATTCTCATTCTTAACTTTGGCAGTCTTAGTAGTTTCGCTAGTAGGTTTCTCTTCTTTAATTTCTTCTTTTTCATTAGGTGCTTCTGCCATTTTTGTAGGTGCTTCTTCTATTACTTCTTCTTCAGTAAATTCTTCAACCATTTCTTCTTCAATCATTTCTTCTTCTATCATCTCTTCTTCCATTGGCATTTCTTCAATCATCATTGCAGCAGACTCAAAAGTAACTTCTTCAAATTCTTCTACTACTTCCATCTCTATAGCAGGTTCTTCAAAAAAAGTTATTAACTCTTCAAATAATTCTTCTATAGCTACAAACTCTAACTCTTCAAATACTTCTTCAACACTTTCAAATATATCTTCAATCTCTTCAACTATTATATTAGGTATAACTGAAGTATCATACATCATTGTTACAGATATATTGTCTACGTTAGGACCACCTAAACTAGCTGGTGCATTAGCATCAGATGCAGATATATTTATATTACCTATGTTAGATCCTGTACCTGTGTATATTAAGGTATCTGTAAAGTTAGCACCATTTATATCTGTAGTATCTGTTCTAATATTTGTATTAGATGCTAACACATTACCATCTGAATCTTTTATAGTTAATTGGTTAGTAAATGTATCAGCATTACCTTGACCACCCCAACAACCTGCAACAGCACATTCACCATTTTGTACTTCGATAGTTGAGTTTAAAGTAATACCATTATCTAACATGTTCTGTGTAATAGTATCTGAACTTAAATTAAAATCTTGATTAATAAACCCACTATCTCCAAACTCTAAATCATAATTACTAGGTATATTATTAAGTTCACAACAATCATTTAATACTTGTACATCACCAGAAGTAGTCCATCCATTAGCGTTACCAGTTTCAAAGTTACCATTGGTAATTAAATTACCTGTAGTTATTTCTTCAGCTTGTGCTACAGTAAATAGAAATAAAAACGTAATTAACCATCTCACTCTAATATTAAAGAAGTTATTTTCTTCTCTCCCATATATATTTCTATGTTTGCTTTAGACTGGATGCATTTAAAAATAACTCTACCTTCAGGACTTCTGTCTTTCATAGCATAACGTTTAGCTTTTAAACAATCAGACAGCGAATCTTTTATACGATGCTCTACAATTTTATGATCTTGTATTAATAATAATGCAAAAACTAATTCTATCATCAGTGACCATTCCCATTTCTAATTATCTTTTCTACATCTTCTTGTAGTTTTGATACTTGTTCTTTTAAAAAATCTATATTAATTTTATTATTTCTCATACCCTTTAATTCTTCTTCCATAGACTCAATCAAACCTGCCATATGCTCCACAAGCATAAAAAGTTCTGCCTCCCCAGATGATTGACCAAGTTCTCCCCTTGGATATTTAATTCTAAACTCTGAGTTAGCCTCTAGGTCTTTTGTCATTAACTCTATTTTTGTAGAGTGTTGATTAAGTGTTTCTTGTACTCCAAAAAAAGCCCATGTGCCAATTGCTACGAGTGCTATCAAACTAGCAACCGTCTTCATAGGCATTTGCACCTTTGCCTCGTCTGAAATTTTAAGTGCCATTATCTTTTTCTTCTTTTATTTAATAATTTAACTCTTGTGTGCCAGCACCACTCTGTCATTTTAATAATACCAGTTTCTACAAATGCTATTGAGTTATCTAAAAAACCACAAAATTTATATATTAATCTATCTATCATCTAGGATGTTTCCATTCTATTTTATTTTTATTTTTAGCTTCTTCTAGTGCTTTTGCTTTATCCATAGCTTCTAGTTCTGCTGTAATCTTTGCTTGCATTTCTTCATCAGCTTTCTTTCTATCTTCCATACGTTTTACATATGTATCATAGTCTGGTCTTTCATGATCATACTTAGACCATAGTGCCTGTGCATCTTTACCTATCTTACCATCTATAGGACAAGGTGTACCTGCTTGTATCATAGATTCAAATACTCTTTCATCTTGACATAGTATAGCTACTGCTGCAACTTTCATACCAAAATCATTAAGTATTCTAGCTAATTTTAATCTTTCACAATTCTTATCTATTGCGTGTTTGCCACCACTAATACCTATACCAAATGTTTGAACACCCATGGATACACCCACAGCACAAACATCTTGAGTCATACTATTGTATGATGGGGCACTTGCACTGGGTGGTGCTGATCTAATATTAGAATTAGTTGTATTTGTTGTAGTGCTATTAGAACTAGATCCAGATTCGTATGTTGTTGTAGCACTTGAAGTATATCCCCCTTCAATAGCAGTATTAGATCCAGACGTATTAGTCTGTGTAGATCCTGCAAATGCTGCAGAGGTTAGTAGTAATAACATAATTAATATTAGGGGGTTTTTCATACTTAAGTTTCGCCTTTAGTTTCTTCTGGATAACATCCAAATTTTATATACATACGATGTGTGTTAATATCATATGGTCCTATCTCTTCTATTTTTCTTATTGACTCTGAATAACCTACTAATAAACAATCATATTCACTATCAAATTGCATAGGGTATATATACAGAGGTAAGCATGAATCTGCTACATAAGAACATAACAAAAATGCTAATGTAATTTTC